ATGGCAAGTAAAGCTATTGCCGGTGTAGGAACAAAGTTCAAGAGATGGAACGGCTCTGCATGGGTCGACATCGCTGAGATCAATTCCATTACCGGACCAAGCATGTCGAGGGATACAATTGATGTCACCTCGCTTGACTCTACTGGAGGTTACAGGGAATTCATTACGGGCTTCCGTAATGCGGGAACTGTTGTACTCGCAATGAACTTTACTCGTGCTACTTACGAGACTATGCTGAACGACTTTGAAAGTAACACGATCCAGAACTATCAGATCGTCCTTCCGGATGCTGAAAATACTGGTCTTGACTTCGAAGGTCTTGTTTCTGAACTGCCGCTGACTATTCCTGCTGATGACAAGGTCACTGCAGACGTCACCATTCAGGTAACAGGAAAGGTTTACATTAGCTCAGGTGGTAGCACAGGAGTGTAATCAAACAATTCCTAATCAAGGAATATCTTTAACAAATTATCAACAATCAAAAACAACTAATCATGGGAATGTTAGACAAAAAAGCACTGCTGACTAAAGAGGTGCTTGAAACCGTAAAAGTGGACCTTGGAAAAGGAGACTTTGTTTATGTTCGTCAGATGACTGGACGTGAACGTGACAAGTTTGAGCAGACGCTCATAAAGGAAAACAAAAACGCAGAAGGTGGGTTTGAAAAAGCTCTGGATGACTTCCGTGCAAAACTTGCTGTATGCACAGTATGTGATGAGAAAGGAAATCTCCTTCTGACTCCAGCCGATGCTTCAACACTCAGCCAGTGTATGAGTGCGGCCCGACTTGAAAAGATCGTAAACAAGGCCCAGGAACTCAACAAAATTACTGAAGAGGATAAGGAGAACTTAACAAAAAACTCAAGCGGCGACCAAGTCGCCAGTTCGCCTTCCGACTCTGCCGAGAATTAGGGTATCCTCATCCAGACTACCTATTGGACCATTTAACATCGGCACAACTCTCAGAATGGGAAGCGTACGACAAGATGGATCCAATAGGCACCTGGAGGGAAGATTACCGAATGGCCGTTCTAGCATCATTGATTGTAAACATTGTTAGCAAACTTTATGCGAAGAAAGGGCATACTCCAAAAGAGGTACTACCTACTGAGTTTATGCCAAACTGGACAGGAGAAAAACGGATTGAGCGTAAGCAAAGTGTTGCAGATATGAAAAATGTTCTTATGAGTATCGCCAAAGCAGCGAAACAGAAAGAACAACAGGACAAAGTGGATGAGATGAGATCGAAGAGACCGCCTTTGGCTTTTAACAAGAAGCCTGTGCGGAAACCTCTTAACAAGTAGAAGCGATGGATATCGGGCGATTGACAGCAACATTGGCAGTGCAAAACCGTGGTTTTGTAGAGGCAAATCGTGCCATGCAAAATCTGCAAAAAACAACTCTTCAAGCCGTCAACATAATCAATAACAGATTGGATGCTCTTGAAGGGCAGGTTGGGGCTTTGACAGGTAAGTTGACTGCCATGGGCCAAGCGTCGGCCTCAGCCAATCGTATGATTGGGGATTCTACTGCCGCAGGTGTTGGGAAAGCAACGGCCTCATTTGATACATTATCTTCCAAAATGCACCAGGCCGCAATGGAGTTGAGGAGCTTCGGTTGGTTAGCAACAACTGTATTCACCTTACCCATTGCTGCAGCTGGTAAAACTGTTCTAAAATCATATTCTGAGTTTGAATACTCCATGATGAAAATTGTGGGGTTGGTTGGGATTGCTCGTTCTGAAATTGAGCAGTGGTCTGTTTCCGTCAAGGAGATGTCAAAGAGTATTGGGCGCTCACCGTTGGAACTGGCCGATGCTTTGTACTATGTAACATCCTCAGGTTATAAAACGGCCGCTGCGTTAGGTGTTGTTGAACAATCTGCGAAAGCCGCCGCCGCAGGCCTCGGAGAAACGCAAGACATAGCTGACCTTGTTACTTCCGTTATGAACGCCTACGGGCAAGGAAACATATCCGTAGCGAAGACACTTGACGTATTGACGGCAGCCGTTCGAGAAGGTAAGGGAGAGGCTTCACAGTATGCAAAAGTACTTGGTTCGGTTGTTCCTTTTGCCGCACAATTAGGTGTCACATTTGATGAGGTTTCTGGGGCAGTTGCCTCAATGACATTATCAGGGGCGTCCGCAGCCAACGCGGCAACGTATCTGAGAAACATCTTTATGAAATTACTCAAGCCGGCGAAACAAAGTGAGGATGCTTTGCGAGCGATGGGATCCTCAACGGCTGAGCTTCGAAATATGTTGGGTGAACAAGGATTAATGCCGACCCTGATAAAAATACGAGAACTCACCAATACATATGGAGAAGATATGTTAGGTAAAGTGATACCTAACATTCGTGCTATGTTGGCAGAGTTGATGTTAACCGGAAAGAACCTTGAGTACAATCAACAGGTGATGGAATCGGTTACCAACTCAAATATGGATTTGGCGAAGGCCTATCAAGCCGTTTACGATGTAACAAAGAACCGTTTAAACCGAGCAAACGCTGAATTGAAATCCAGCCTTATTGACTTAGGAGAATCATTGAAGGAAACAATTATTCCAATATTGGAGAATCTTGCCAAGACACTTGCTAATATTGTTGAATGGTTTATAGCACTTGATGACAGTACTAAAAGGACAGTACTTGGTTTTACTGCGTTCCTTGCTTTGATTGGTCCTGCCTCGCTTATTGCATCTACATTTGGTTTAGCAATACACCAGGTAGCCGTTTGGGTAAATGGATTGGCCCGTGCTATGGGTGTACTCCGTGTGGCAACGATTGGGGCATCTGGTCCAATAGGCGCCGCAATTACATTACTTGGTGCTGGTGTTGTTGCTTTAGCACGTTACCAAAAACGGTTAACGGATGCCGCCCGTGATAACAATGTATTTGAAAAGACATTGGTTGATGTTAACGGGGAAATTAAGAAACTGAAAGAATTAACCGCAGTTGACTATTCCATCTTAGGACCAGAGGCTATTGGTAAGATGAACGTTCAAGCCCGTAATGAGGTTTTGAAATTGACTGAAGGTATTCAGGAAGCCTTTATGCGGGGATTTGAGGATAACAATAGTCTTAAAAATATGGAAGTAACCATTGGCGGGGTTACAGATAAATTGAAAAACTTTTCACAGGAAACACAGGAAGCATTTAAATCAAAGCTTGCCAAGAAATATACAGACGAAGTTGTACAAGGTTGGGAAACAATAGGGAAGACTCGGCAAAAATTCCTTATGAAAGAAGCTGGACCACAGGATGATTACTTGAGCAAAATACTTATTCCAAATCTTCTTTTAGCAAAGAAACAGTATGATGAAACAAGTGTTGCCGCTGAAAATTGGTATAAGACGTGGCAAGAGCAGTTAGAAAATTCACGTAAAACAGGAACCCAGACAGAGGATACATTTAATGCAACTGCGGCTTTAGCTTTAATGAATGAGCAGTTAAGGCAAATCGGAGTATTGGAAAAGGCTTATGCTGAATTAGGTGTTGAAGGGTACGATGCCAATAAAGAACGGTTGGAGTTGTACAATGATGCCTTACGTGAGTTTATTGAAAATGGACACGGAGCTTCCGATGCTGCCAAGATGATGGCAGACCATATAAAACGACTGACTCCGCTTGTAGAAAATTCAAAAGAAAAATTACATCAATTTGGACTTGAGTGGGAGTTTATTGAATCGAAAGAAAAACTCCTTGGAAACGCCTTTGATGCCTCAACTGCTAAATTAAGTATGTACAATAACATGCTTGATCAATTCGTTGAGAGGGCAGTCGAGGCCGTTAGAAATGGGGAAGACCTTGCCGCTGTCACGAAGGAGTTTATTGAGCAAAGTGGCACAGGTGTATTTGAGGGGATGGTGCCAGAAGGATATGAACAAACATTGACGCGCATTGTTGAACTCATTAAGAAATATACAGATCTTGTTTCTTCAGAAGAATTACAAAAGGCAATTGACGTTCTTAAAGAACAAGCAGCCGCCTTTGGAGATGTAGATA